TTCGATATAGACACGTCCATTAGGTCTTTACATACAGATGTATCCTTATTTTCAAGTTTTTTAACCGCTTTCTCTACAGCATTATCGTATACACATAAAGTTTCGAGTTTTTCTTGTTTCGTTCTCCCCAATTGTTTATCCATTTCTTTCAAATCACCCCACGACATTATAACATTAATAATGTCACCTTTTTGAGTTCCTTTTACTGGAAAAGTTGTACCCTTTTCCTCCATGTCTTCAATATTTTCAGTTAGAAAATCACGTAACAATTTACATTGTGCAGGTCTAGCACCGGTTTCTATTATTTTGTTTACCATGAAATTAATTTCGTTCTCGTAATATTTAGCATCTTTACGATTGTAAAAATATGCACCGGCACCGGCTGCTGAACTCGAACATAAACATAATACGGCTACACCAAGTAATGCAGCCGACATTTATAGTAACCAACTATTTTTTTTCATCTTCGATCTGATTCATCATGTACATAACTGGAATCATTTGGTAAATCTTTTTCCAATCACTTTTGGATTCTTCGTAATACTTTTTGGGGTCTTTGAGACCTTCGTTTATAATTTCGTTTATCTTTTCTGTGTAGAACTTGATTTCTTCTAAACAGAAATTGTAATACGGGTCGTTCATTATCTATTCTAAAACGCGTTTCTTTAAATATTTAACTTACTTTTTTGTCGTTTGTTTTTTAACACCTTTTATATTTTTACGTTTTAATAAATAATCGTTCATTTCTTCAATCATACGATTTTTTCGCCTTACATTCGTCATCGAAAGTTTACGTGAGGCTGGGTCAATCTTAGTTACATTTTTATTAGGTGGTAAGAGAGATTTAAATTTTTTAGGAGTTTCTGTTGTTTTTTTTAGTGGCAGATTAACAGATTGTGCAACTTTTGCAACTGAAATATTAGCATTTGAACGAACTATTTTACCATTCATTTATTATACGCGTCTATTTTTTTTTAGCTTTGGGTTTTAACGCCATATTTACAGATTGTCTCTTGTTTTTTTTCGTTGGTGAACCATATTTTGTGACAAAATTACGGACCGCAAACTCTTTTAACATGTTACTTAAACTGTTAAATTTGACACCTTGTCTGAGTGGATTTCCACGATTCGTTTGTTTTGGTATAGGCGAACCTGGTGAATAATTCATAACCACCTCGTTCGTATTTAATATTTCATTCGTACTCTTCTGTAAATTTTTAGACTTTTGGTTACGTTTCGCAAAAGCCATTTAGTATACCCTGATATTTTTTATATGGTCGCTATGTATTCCCACTGTAGAGTATTACATATTTTGTTCCATATAAGGTCCTGTTGATATAACTTTTCCTTAGACTTTAGAAGTGGGAAATATTTTAGGTACTTATCCTCACTTAAAAGTTCGCAAAATTTATAGAGAACGTACGAGTAACTTAAAAAGTTTTTACGTTCTTTTGGACAATTATCATCGAAAGGTTTTTGTATATCTTTAAACATTATACGTAACCGTTCTTCGAGTTCTTGTGGCATTTTTGGAGGTGATATACCACTCAGTATATTAGCTATATACGGTACGTGTTCGTAATACTTGTTAAGTTTTAGTTTTTTTAAGAGAGAACGTACGCGTGCGTGTGTTATCTCATCGAGTGCCTTGATCTTAATCTTTTTCAGTTCGTTTTGTAATTGTTCTATAACTTCAGGTGGTATATTAGTAGTTTCTTGTGCTTGGAATTGAGATAACCACTCGTTAAAATGGTTTTCTCGTTTATACGAATAGTTTATGATTTTCTCGGACGTTTCCTGTTCTTCTCTATACGTTAACTCTTCACTGATTAAACATGCTATTATCAGACCGCAATTTTCACAGACGAGGTCACTTGTATCTGTAAAATGATATGTACAACTACTATTACATTCAGGACATGTTTCAGCTTTTTTTACAATAGGTCTATTCACATTTACCTTCTCGACTTCAGCAAGGTAATCATCGAATATATCTTTCCTTTGTAACCCACTCGTCTCTTTACAATTAAAAACATTATCAGTTGTTACCTCCTTCTCTATATCATCCGTATATTGTTTCATATAAGGTAAACATTTTATTATATAATCCGACATTTCAGTTTCATATATGTCCTTATTATCAGGATCGTCTTTTATATTTTTAGACCATGATTCAATCTTGTTGTTATATCTGCTTAAAAAATTACGTTCCATATAATAACTAAATAACATGATTCTTAATCTTTTAACTACCGTTATATTATGGGTTTATGATCGTATAAAATGTATAACAGCAAAACCAGATTATACAATTTCACATCAGTCTATGGAATATACAATTGACAGTGATAGTGCAGACGGTGAATTGATGGGGTTTTGGAAAGATGAATCTCGTGAAGAATGGTATGATGGTATAGACTCCTTTTATAAAAACTTGAATGGTATAGATTATAAGAATGTTGAAACACCTACAAATGTAACCAAAATCATTTTACGTATAAAGTATTGGTATAACGATAAAATGTATAAATTTTTATCAAATGATATGAATCACGAATGGCCACCGGAACGAGTACCCGGAATAGTTTTTCACATGCCACTCGTAAGTGCACAACTTATGGATATAGACGATAAGCCTGTCAAAGACGTACTAAATAAAATAAAAAGGTATGCTGGACCAAGGGGTGATTTTCATGGTAGTAAAAATGTAAAGATAAGTGATATGTTATATTACGACGATGAAACTCTTCAATCTGATTATCCGAGTATCAAATTGAAGAGTGCCTTGGGTATTGTTAAAAAGGTAAGTACGTACGAAGGGTACATTACTGATCTTCAGATACCTTAGTTGCGAGATAAAATTTAAGTTCACCTAAATTTGCGACGTTATATTTAAGTATAAGAAACCTATTTTGTTCTTCCTGCATAATCTGTACATTAGCACACATACTCGTTGCTTTAGTAAAAATGTTCATGTATCGAAGTGAATAACTACCAGTTATATTTACACTCTCTTCAATACATTCTATATTAGTTTCCTGATTTGCAAAATCACCTTCACAGTACAATCTTAAATTTTTATCATACCTTGATATTTCTATATCGTTGCCTATGTTATACATATCACGGCATATTCTTTGAAAATCTGATGATAACATTGGTGTTATTGTACTCATAGTTATTTGAGGAACTTCTATTTGATTTTCGTTAATATCAAGAAGTTTGAGTGAGAATTTAGTGGACGTTTTCTTCAATTCGCTATATATTTCAATATCCATAAACTCTTTTGAACTTATAGAAATTGTAAGAACGTCATTATTTGATATAGATTTTAACAGTTTGAATGTGTTAGATACGTTAACACCCGCTACGATTTCAGATTCACAGTTATACGTTTCAAAATTATCACCTGATAAATACATATCGACGAGTGTTGTTCTCGCAGTGTCTAATGTTATTATATACATACCTTCGGGTTTAAAGTATATGTTAACATCGTTTAGTATATCTTTCAGTACTTCAAAAGTTGATTTAATTGCAGTTGCCTGTACTGTAACTAGTTTCATTACGTTAAAAACGTATAAATTCTTTAATTCTGTTTACTTTGTGCATTATACGCGTCGTTTACACTTTTATCTATCTTTGCCTGTAACTCCTCCGTCATGGGTGGTTGTAAAGATGTACCATAATCGTCCAAACCAAACATATCATTGGTACCTTCACCGTCTAATGTTGTCATTGAACAAGTTCCAAACCCTGCCATTTCCAGCTCCTGTGTAGGTAATAATGACTCTAACCAATTTTTTATTTCGTTACCCACAAGAAATTTACCGTTTTTTGTGAGCATCGTCGGAACTCGACTTATTTTATTTTTAAATTGTGGTGGTATACCCAATTTATTGATATTATGGTATGAAACTATTTTTTTGAGATTTTCATTTTTTTGTATATAATTTATGATATCTAAACTGTGATTACACTGTGGACTATATATCAAGAGAGACATTCTAAAACTATACATTAAAATAATTACGCTGTTAAATCACAATTAAAATAAAAATTAATACTAAGATGAACAAAGTTGTTTTAATAGTGTTGATATTATGCGTTATATTGTCAATGGTCAGGGTAGAAAAATTCAGTAACTCTCCTTCAGCTGATATAGACGATGAAGAAGTTGATATGTCAATGTATAAAAAAATGGAGGATGCTGAGATCACAAAAGATCTCATGCAAGAAATGGTTTTACGTACAAACGAAGAAGTTTCTAAGCGTACTGGTCTTTGTACATATATAATTGAAACTATTTCTGCTGATATGTATGAAGCTTTTGCACCAAAACCATTAAAACCTGATGATATTAAGCTCCCTGATACAAAAGCTATACCTCAGATAGGTAGTAAAATATGTAAAGCAATGTTTATGGTTGTAAAATACGGTAAGAGTGGTTATGATTTTGGGTTTATAGTTTCGTCCGTCATACGGGTGATCAATACGGGTCCAAAATATGAGATTGATAATACGGATGAAGTTACTAAAGATTTGGAGAAAGAACTTAAGGAAAGTATTGACGGTCGAATGAAAAAAAAGGAATTCTTAAATGAAATAGAACAAAACCGATTGAATATTGATATAAAAAAGTATACACAAATTCAAACAAATAAACGAAAATATATAGGTGATAAACCAAAAGTTGCCGTTTTATCACTGAGAAGTCAACCTTTACATATTAAAAAACCACGTGATGAAGGTGTTTTTGCAAATGGTATAGCATCGAGTGAATTTGTTGACTACTCTCTCGTAAGACAAAGTGAAATCGAATACTTAAAAAGTAATACTAACTTACTTGTCGAGAAAGAAATTTTAGATTCGCAGTCGATGTACAATACTACTAAAAATATAAAACCTGAAATAGGTCTCGATAAGGATAGAATAGTGACTGCCCCAGGTGTATAAAATATACCTACATAATAGAGAAAATATACACATTTTATATCTATTTTTTTATGGCTATTTTTTCTGTACCCCCTTATAGGGATTTAAACACTATATTTTCGATTATAATACAATGGGTGCATGAAAGTCATGTTTTTTTAAAAAAGTATGGTCCTTATGAGAACCGAGTTCGAAAAATTTTCAAAAAGCCGTTTAAATCGCTCTAAGGGGGTACAGAAAAATTAGCCCTAAAAAATTTACGTCATTTAGGTTTTATACCCTGTATACAATTAATAAAAATACAAAATGGGTAATATTTTAAAAATAATAATTTGACGGTATTGTAATGATAAGTATTAATGAAATATCTCGTCTAGACGAAAAACGTAAAAGGTTGAGGAAGCAGACATATGTCAAATTACACGAACAAATATCAAAAAAAATACGACAATCCGTAGAATTGGGTCAAAAATACGTATTTGTACAAATACCATCGTTTGTAATGGGATTTCCACACTTTGACAGGACGAAAGCAACGCATTACTTAATTAGACAGTTTCGAATAAGTGGGTTTTATGTTCAACATATAGGAGAATTTGAACTGTGTATATCGTGGAGACCTAGGAAACTTAATAAAGAATCGGAAGAAAAACCAGAAGAAGATTTCGAAGATTTTCCAACACTTGTTAATTTGAAAAAGACGGCGAATAAGTACAGGGCGGCGCGATAATAATGACCTATAAAAAAACCTACTTTATCATAAATGGACAACCTCAACATATTAGTAGAAGCTAAACGTGAATACCTAGGTCAACTCTGTTTATTGATGTGCCCAGTTATGATAGAGACATTTGAAGAAATGTACGAAGAGGCTTATAAATTATCAAAGGGTAGAAAAGTTTTAGTAATGTATCAAAAATTGTTAAAAGAAGTTCCTAATTGGAGTGACGCTATGTCAAAACAACACACTGATAATATAGCGAATAGATGCGCATGGTTTAACGATTTATTGGCAGCCGTATTTGTAAGTTGCGTTAAAATTTTATCAGCCGTTCGATTAAGTAAAGACAATAAAAAAATTTCCCTTAAACTGCCAACAAATGAAGTATTTATTCAAATGTGTCACAATAAAGTCGCAGAATCTCTTTACAACGATCCTTATATTTACCACGATTCACAAAATGAACATGCGAGAAATGACAAGTTATTTGAAAGGTTTTCAGTGTGTGTCGAAAATTCAGTAAAAGAACTTATACCTGTTCAACAAATATTACAAACGTATATGTCACAACAAGAAGGACAAGACCTTGATTTGGGTGAAGCAGAAATCGGTGACTCTGAAGATCCCGATATTATTGAGGACAATGGTATGGAAGAGACAACTGAAGAACCATTTGACAATGAACAGCAAATGGAAGGAGAACCAATGATGGAAGAACCAATGGGGGGAGAACCAATGATGGAAGAGCCAATGGGAAGTGAACCAATGATGGAAGAACCAATGGGGGGAGAACCGATGATGGAAGAACGAAATAACAGCTCTTTCATGAATAACGAATTTAGAACTATAAATACTGCACCACAATCTCAAAAACCTATGCAACGCACACAGGATGATGACGGTGTATTTTTTCCAGATGCAGCCGAATCCCGCCAAAAAAACATCATGTATAAGTAAATGGAGTTCGAAGATTATTTAAGAGATCCAGCTTGGGCAGGGTTGATCGCTGGATTTATAACAGCAGGATATATCCATTTCAAATCGAAACTTAATAACGAAGGTAAACTCGCGGTTAGCGCGTATACAAAACCAGCCGCACTCGTTGCTATTTTAGTATTTTTTATCGTATCTAATGGTTTAGGTAAGAAAGAGAGTATAAGTACAGAACCATTTTAATTTTCTAGCTTAAAGATATCTAACATATATTATATACAAAATGACATCCGTTTCAGCATTTAACGAAATGATGGGGCAATTTCTTGTGGAACTTCATAAGACGTTTCCAGAAGAAAAAGGTTTGAAAAAGTGTTTATCAGCTTTTGATTTGATGAAAGAAACAAATCCACGACTGGTTGTTGATGGGTTTATGAACGGCGTGACACCATACGCAGATCAGATTTCGTCTAAGGACGAAACATTTTTCATTAAAGAATCTAAGAATCTCGATTTCATGAAAGGTGTTAATCTCGAAAAACATTGGTCGGGTTGTTCAGATAATACAAAAAATGCTATTTGGCAATACGTACAAACGCTTTACATGTTAGGGACTACTATAAAATCTATCCCAGAAGACACTCTATCAATGATAGAGAGTGTGGCTAAAGAATGTGCAGACAAAATGGGTTCCGGTGAAAATGGTGAATTGGATGAAGCTGCTTTAATGAAAACCATGCAGGGTATGCTAGGTGGCATGTTAGGTGGTAAAAAATAAACTTGATATATATAAATGACTTCTTGGTTCGAAGACCCAAAACAGCTCATTCGTACAGATAAAGTATTAGAATTTTGGCCATCAAAGTCTCTCTCTTCAGAAGAGAGAATTAATGCCACAGCGAGATTTATCATTTATGCAACGTGTATAATATACCTTATTAATAGAGACATACGTATTTTCGTTTTAGGGGGTACAGCTTTGGGCGTTCTTTACATAATGGAACAGTCGGATATGATAAAAGAGGGTCCACCCAGGTCAGCGCATGGTAAATTCGGATCGGCTTGTCAAATGCCTACTCAGGATAACCCATGTGCTAATGTACTCATGACTGATTATACTGACAGACCAGATAGACCAAGTGCGTGTTTTGGACCAACCGTTCAGAAAAATACGGATTCTTACATAACAAATGGTATACAATATGGACCTTCTCGTTCGAGATCAACATTACCACGTTTCCAAAGAAATGCTTTAGCGAGACAATTTACACCAACCGCGAATTCTTCGTTAGGTAACGATCCATATTATGAATTTATACATGGATTAAAAGGAAAAACAACATGTAGACAAGATCCACGCTTATGTGACCCAGATGCTAGAGGTGTTCAGCTCGAGGCGTTTGCGGGATTAGATCCAAATGGGGATAAGAGAAGTGGTATGCACAGAGGTTCAGGATTACCAGTTGGTCATTCTGCCTAATTTTACATTATATTCATCATTAGTAGATACTCGATTTTTCATAAACAAAATGTTTTGTAATAGTAAATGGCGTATCAACTTCAACCAGGAATGAAAATGGTCAGCGATAAAGCGGTTCCATCCGTTTGTGCAACTGAAGAGGTCTTTGTATATCCTCAGCCCAGTACCTTAAATTATGGTTCATCGAGACCAAATACAATGTTGTACGGAACTGCTCCATACATGGCAGGTAAAGGTTCCCCAGCTCAACACATAGAAGTGAGTGATGCTCTTAGACCACAGTCAACTTCACGATTTAATAAAATATTAGCAAAAACATACGAAAAAAATTTCCACCCACTCCAGAATGTTGCTTGTAAAATACCCCTTAGAACGAGAACATACGAACCATCGAGCACTCGAGCCGAACTTCAAAATGGATTATTTCAGCAAAGATATATCAATAAAAATGTTAATAACAAGTAAGAATGGCTGACCCTATATCTATATTGGCTATAGCAGGTCTCGTTTACGCTGGTCGTAAATTGAGCAAATCGGATGAAAAATACACAGTTGAAGGAAATTCCATACAGGGACAGGAAGAAGTTTTACCACCACCAATTGATGATTTATACAGTAGAGATATATCAATCAATGATTCATATTTAGGTGCACCATCACCATTAGTCGAACC